CATCGGCTCCAGACTTAGACAAGATACCGTACCGTGCATCTGAACTAATTGTCGCCAAATTAACGGTTTCTGCTGAAGACATAAATGAAAATCCGGAACGACGGTTTTTAAGGTAGCACATTCCATAACATCGTGTGTCAGCTTTGCACGCTTCCCAAAATATAAAGAATAGTCTGTTTGCTTCCCTAAAGTCTGGGAACCCAACATCAATTTTGGACCACTGCAGGTACATAAAGTGAGTACCAGTAATGTAAGTAGCCACACCTTTATTATTGAACCAATGGCCTTGCTCCCTGCGTTTGAATTGTTCATCTATATATGGTTCCCATTTTTTATGAAAAGCTTCTGGATAATCCCTCCAGTCAAAAACACTTTGTATTTGCTTTAATTCTTTAGGGTATTCTTCAACTGTCCATTTGTTATTTAATTTATCTAATTTAGCGGGTTCCTTGGGCAAAGCTATTTTTAATCCTTGTATATTGTATACTTCACCTATTTGCCCCGTCTTGCTTATTACAATTACATCATTTTCTTTGTTATAACCGTATTTCCATTTTCTGGATTTATTAAGCCTAGATATAGTATTTTGCTTTATTGGCGTTATTACGCTATATAAATTTTGCTTATACATTATTTAGATCTTTTTTCAGCAAACCCTTTAAAAGCTTCTTTTTTGATATCTTCTTTTGGTTTATTGTCCAGCAAATTTTGCTCCTCTTGTATTCTATTTAGTATTTCAAAAGCGTCAAAGATAGCCAATTTTTTTGTTGCAGCAGCGTTTTTTAATCTGTCCGCAGTAATATCATCGCCTGAATCAACTATAGCTTCTTTTGCAACTTTTATTAATTCTTCAACCGCTTTATGCCCAGCTTGGATTATACTCTTCTTCGTCTCCTTGATATTCATATTTAATTGTAATTGAATTAGTGGGTACTCTATAAACTCGCTCGTTATTAATAACAAACTCATATTCCGCCCCTGGCTTAAAACCAATTAAGTCTCCCTTATTGATATTATTTAAAAAAGGATCCTTTACATATAAAATACCCACGCCTTCTTTTTCAAAATTTATAGAGAACATTTTTGTTTCTTTAATTGGCTTTACAAAATTAAAACCTTTGCAAGCTACAAATTTATCCCGTCTTTTATATGCGTATATTTGATCTTCATTTACAAAATAAACATCATCTTTGTAATAAGACTTACTATTTTTTTCCTTACCTCTAATATCTTTAAAACGTCTAAAAACATTATGATGTAAAACCACGTAATCGCCAACCTGTATTTCAGTTTTTATTTCAGAAGGCAAAGCTAGTACTTTAGCAATACGATTAGAATAATTATGGTTATGCAATTCGGTATTTAAAATGAGATCTTGGCCTTTTATGTTTTTTTTATTATTATATCTTTCACCCAACGGCTCTACGATAAAATTATATAAAGCTTTCATTAATATTGCAAATCGTATTCAACTGCAATAGCCATGTTCTTATTAAAATCTTTCCAAGGAAGCAGCTCTTCACCTTTTTTTATATATATAGAATACTTTGTATCTTCTTCTATTATATTAGCTATAGTATGACCGCCATACACTTCCTGTCCAACAGAGTAATGCATGGCATCATTTTTATAGTCTCTACCGATACTAATCTTTCTTACTAGGTTCATCTTTTTCTTTAATTTCACCTGTAGAGATATCAACATCTACTTGCCCATATTTGTCTTCTAAAGATTTCTGCAATTGCTTAAAATCTTCAGAGGCTTGGGTTATAGCATGCAACAATTCGTGCTTTTGTGATTCTATACCGCCAATTTGCATTTGCAAACCGTTGATGGCATTAATACCGTCTTGTAAACTCTTTAGTTCTTGTTCTTCAATTTTACTCATTCTCTTATTAAATTTAATTGTTATTACTTAAGTTATTAATTACGCGTTATAGCTAATAATTACTTTTATATTACTCGTAGCATACTCTTTCAAACTGCCACCCGGTGTCTTCTGGACCCGTTACCCTTACTGTTACGAATGAGGACGCTTGATAATCAGCTAATGTGTATTGCCACCAAATTATTTGTTGATAATCACCTGTTATTGGATTTGGATTACCTGTTTGAGCCGTGTAAAGAGCGCCGCGATTTGGTATTGTACCCTTGTAATCTCCTATGAACTGATCAACGCTAAGAGTTTCATTTTCTGTTGGTACTACGTTTGTTGGGGCTGTGCCATAAACGTTATCAAAAGGGCCTGCGTTATTATCGTCCATAGATGACGTGGCTACCTTCGTTCCAGTTTCTATATTGCCGTGAATTATTTCAAGCTTATCTGGGACCCCAAAAGCCACAAACATTAAAGTTATAACACCTCCCTCAGGAGACAAGGCTATAGTATAGTCGGTTATTCCAGGACCCCCACTTAAAGCAGTGGTATTGCAGGGCACTCCGGTATCGTAGTTATCCCACCACCAAACACCGTTGTATATACCAGACCAATTCATTACTTAATAGCCACTATGTCCGCAACAGTTGTGTTACCTCCTGTTATAATAGTATGAACAATACAAGGCAAAAAACTCCCATTGGGGATATTTTTAAATATAACTGGAATCGCAGGAGAACCCATTAGCGTAACCTCTATACTGCCCCCGCTACCCATATATAGTGCACAGTTTTTTACATCTGTAGTTCCTACCACTACTGGAAAAGCGCTTGTTCCAAAGTCTGGTTGATTTATAAATTGACCCATTATTTTTTTTTATTTATTTATTTGTTATTGATTTTGCTTTTTCCCAAGTACGACCTACAAAGTAAGCACCGTAAACAGTAACTAACAGTGTTTGAAATATTGGTATATACTCCTCTGCTATTTTAAACTCGCCTATGTTTCCATCAAAAAACGCGCATACAGTAAATATAACAGTCAAATATATAAGGACCATAGGTCTTATGTTTTTAGAAAGAAAAGAATCAGATTTCATATCTGACTCCCATCTTGCTGTAACTTGTTCTTGAGCTTCTTTATCAGCCTTCTCAAGTATTTCAGTTATTAATCTTTGGGCTTCTAGTTTTTCTTCTTTAGTAGTTGTTAAGTTATCTAAAACCTGACCAACTTCTTTTATTACATTGCCAGTAAGCCACTCCCATATTTTTTTCATTATTTTGGTTGAATTGCTTTAGCGGCCTGACCCTTTTTCTGTGCTTTGCTTTTTTTCCTATCAGCAGCACGTTGTTTTCTATCGGCCTTGCTAGTTTTTCCTGCTACTATCGCTGCAGCTGCTTGGCTTTGCTTTTCAGCAGCCTTGGATGTTTTACGCTTAGCGTCTGCGGTTAGCTTTTTTGCTTTAGCTATTTTAGCTGCATTACTAATTTTACCTCCTATTTCTTTAGCTTTTTGCTTAATCTGGTAACCCGTGCTTCCGGTAACATTAGTTAAATCGTATTTTTTCCCTTCTGTTCCTTTACTGTTTTTAGTATTAGTTGATTTCTTGTTATTGGTTGTGGTGGCTTTAGTTGTAGCGTCTTTTTTCTTGGCGGTTTCTGTTTTCTTGGCGGTTTCTGTTTTCTTGGTAGTGCTTTTTCCCATACCTTTTACATCCCATCCTTTGCCGGCTTTCTTAGATGCGTTCTGACGTTTAGCTTCTTTAATATATTCAGCTTTTGTCATTTTACCGTAAGTTTTTTGGTCTCTGTCTTTATAAGCTTGTTCGTAAGATTTTTTGCCTTTTTTAGTAGTAGTAGTAGTACCTCCTGTGCCTTGATTGGTTGTGCTTTTAGTTTCAGAAGATTTAGCTTTTTTAGCCTTATAAGTTCCACTCGCTTTTGCCATTGCATATTCTTTGGCTGTATAACCTTCTGTGCTACCTGGTTTATTTTTTGTGTCGTAGTCGTATAAGTTTTTCTCGAAATCTTTAATTCTATTTTTCTGTGAGGCTACTCTTGTTTTATTGCCTCCACTGCCTCCGTAAGGATTATAACTTGCTGATGCGGTTTTTTTGTTTTTACCTAACGTGGAAACATCACTTCTGTATTGATTTAATCCTTTATTATAGCTGTCTATATCACTTTTCTTTTTAGCGGCCTGCAACGCCGCAGCTTTTTTACTTGCAGTTTCAGCTTGGCTAGCCATCTCATTTTTAAAAGATTCCTCTGCAGTAGATGTATCTGTTTGTTTAGCAGGAGAAGACTTTTTCATCTTCACAGGTGCACCCATATCCAATAATGGCTGAGTTATCATACCTCCCTGTGTAGTTCTTTTAATTTTAGCTGTTATAGGGGTGCAACCACCTTTTGATTTATAAGCCATTTTGTTTATTTTTTATATGGGAACATTTTGTTTAATTTTTCTTTTCTTTGCCCGCAGCCACACCCTCCGGGTATTTTATCTGCTAATTTTTTTATACCAGTAGCTTTAGTAAACTTTTCCACTGTATCGCCTAATCCTTTTGATTCCATAAGTTAAAAGTACTAATAATA